GTGCTGAGCGTGGCTAACGCCCGCGCAAAAGATCAGCCAAGACTTTCGGTCTTTCCCGTACTCGATGATTTCTCCGACGGCTGCACGATTGACATCATCCTTGTCCACCGCTCTTTCCAAGTCGCCTTGGATAAACTCGCCGCCTCGGGTCGCGACGCCGCTAACGTCCAGTCGCGTCTTGGGTTGCTTGGATACCAGCTTCGTGAGGTAGCCTTGGGCGACCATGTCTTTGAGATCAGCTTCATGTGATACCGCGCTGAAGAGGGCATCCTTGCCCTGATGGAGTAGACCACTGTCGAGCCGATACGGTGTGGCGGTCAACCCGATCACGCGCATATCTGGGTTCATGAGTTTAAGGTTCTTCAAGAACTTTTGGTACATCGTATTCGCCTTTCTAGGAATAAGATGCGCCTCATCGATCAGACACAGATCGACTTTCACAAACTTCGATGCCTTACCATGCACCGACTGTATCCCGCAGAATACAATTGACGGATCGTAGTCGCGCTTCTTCAAGCCAGCCGAGTTAATACCCGCCGGGGCCTCTGGCCACAGCCCTTTGAGTTCGTCGTAGTTTTGCTTGATCAACTCTCGAACGTGGGTGACGACTAGGATCTTCGTATCAGGCCACTGCCCCAGAACCTGCCGACAGAACTCCGCAATGACCACGCTCTTGCCGGTGCCAGTCGGTAGCACGATGAGCGGGTTGCCGGTGTCCTCTGCAAAGAAGCGCAGGGTGGCGTCGATTGATTCTGATTGATATGGCCTGAGTGTGATCATGAGTCAAATTCCGTTCTGGGTAGTTGTGCCATGAGTGCTTGTGCGGCGCGTTTAATTTTTTCCAGTTCACCGATCGACTGAGACATCACCATTGCGTAGCCGTAAGAGTCGAGTGCTCGCAGAATCGTTTCGATGTCTTCGCCGGTCAGTAGTAACTCGTCGGCTTCATCGTCCTCGGTTATTTCGAAGTGTCGATCCATACTGATCCATCCCCCATCTTGTACTCGACCCAGTCAGGACCTGAGTTTATCTGCTCGCCGGGGATCAGATCGGGGATGAACAAGTGCTGGTCACAGCCGGCAAGCTGCGCCTCTTGGTCTAAGTCCTTGTTGTGGAACTCGCACTTCCATCCGCCTTCCTTCACAGGTGTGCTGTGCAGACAGGTGCGACAAGACTTGCGATGCGGGAATTCTTGATCGTGGCACATGTTATGGAAGGTGCAGAACTTGCACTCGTGCCATGCGGGATCTTCGGTGATCTTGCTCGGCGGCCTCGATGAAAAGATGATTCGCTTGGCCTTCTCGATAAACTTCTCGGCTTCGGCCTGTACGTACTTTGTCCGGACACTCACCAGATCGCGAACGCCAGGAGAGGCGACGGTCATGTAGTGCCGGGTCGCGCCGAAGTAATGCATGTAGACCTGAGCCTGCGCGTAGTACACGTAGTCCCAGTTCTTTAGGGCTTCGTCTTCACCCTTTGAAATCTTAAGCGATGCCAACTTCTTGAACTTGGTTTCATTGACAACCTTGCACTCCCACACATGGAGCTTCTCGGGCGACTGGATCAAGCCAGTCAGCAGCCCGTCGCAGTTGCCGCGAAAGTGTCCACCCAGATCCTCGAAGGAGTGCTGCACACCGGGTTCTTTCTCGGTTGACAGCTCGATGCCGGGGGCGAGACGGATCATGTCAGCAACGACATCCTCGCCCCTGTGCCCATCATTAATCCTGCGCAGGCCAGCGGCTTCAATGAAACCTTTTTTGACCCAACGGAATCCGAGCCAGAGCTTGCGCTCGCATGACTCGCCAATGGATGACGCACCGAGATAGTTTCGGCTACGGCTTTCTTGCCCGCGCTCCATCATCAGATCGATGGCTGATAGCGTCGGGTCTTGTGTCTGCGGGATCTTGGCCATGGTTCCCCCAAAGGGAGGCGCGACACTCGGTTGTATCGGGGTTAGGCGGGTATCACGCCTCCGAGTGCCGCGCCGCCTGTTTACTTAGTGTGCTTTTCCCAAGGCTTCGCAGCCGCCGGCTTGGCAGCAGCAGGAGCAGGGGCAGCCGTTGGCGTGGCATCGGATACCGAGAGGTATGCCGGACGCGCTTCCAAGGTTCCCTGCTTGTTCTCCTTGTGACGAATCACAACCTTGATGGGCTTGAAGTGCAGACGCTCGGAATCATCCGGCGGCAGATCCATGCCTACCGCACGAGAGATCGAAAGCAATTGCTGGTTGGCAATCTTACGAGTCGTCTCGTTGGGGTTCAGGATGTTCAGACGATCCCAGAACTTACGGCCAGCCGGCACGTTGCCCTTGATGATGTCGAACTCCAACCACAAGTAGTGGCCGGTGCCCGCCTTCGTCTCGCGGATATCCGACTGCACGATCTGCATGACGTACTCGCCAGCAGGAAGGATGCTGTTGTCACCCATCGGCTCAAGGTTTTGGAACTCGGTGGGGTTCAGGTTTAACTTAGCCATTTGTTTTACTCTCCAGTTACTTGGTTCATCGATGAGGCAAGCGCCTCGGAAAACTTTGCATAGTCCAGCGGCAGCGAATCCGGCAACGACCAACGTGACTTGGCCTGCCAGCCTGGACGCTCTTGCGTGTACAGCACACGGTTACCGTTGCCGACTGCGCGAGTGACCTTCTGGTTAAAGCCAACATCAGACTTGACGGTGCTGTACTGCTGATTCGCAAACATCAGGATGTCGCACCACTCGCTAACCAGACTTGCGCTGCCGTGATGCAGGTCGAGTTGGTAACGGTCATACGGGTCAGCGAGCGGGTCGTCGAATCGTTTGACCTGCGTGTGCGCGAGCAGGATTACCTGCATGTTCTTCTCGTTACGCAGATGGTCGAGACCATCGAGCAACTGACGCCAGTAATCCGCAGCCGCCTTGTAGCCACGGCCGTAGCCGATGGCATCAATCGTCGCCACGTTATTGTCCTGCGCGACACGCTTGTGGATCAGTTGCTCAGCCCAGTCGGCGCTGTCCACGACAACGGTAGCGAACTCATGATCTTCGCTAGCCAGTGCGCCGATCGCGTCCACCATTTCCTCGTAAGAGGTGCACAGCGGAAAGGCATCGACGTTGATGGCATCGAGTCCTTCTTCAGTCTGGATGAACACCGGAGCCGGTGCGTTAGCAGCAAAGGTGGATTTGCCGATGCCGTGGGTTCCGTACACCACAATGCGCGGCGGACGGGCGACACCAGTCTTTCTCAAACTACTTAGTGATATAGCCATCTCAAACTCCTTGGACGATTTTTACGTCTGTCTTGGCGGGTTCAATAGTCAGAGCTGAAGCCAGAACTTTGTACAGTTGCGGCTCGTTATTGGCGAGGTACTTAACGCCAGTCTCATCAAGCTCGCGCTTGAGTTTCACGGGATGCAAGCTCTCGGGAATGCGAGCAGCGATGGTGCTGTCGAACATGTCCCAATCAATCTTGCGCTTGAGTTTGCCCGTGATGGTGATCTTGTAGTCACCGACTTGGTGCGTCTTAGCACCTTCCTCTCTCTTACCGAGGATAGTAATCAGCTCTTCTTCTAGCGCCACTCGATGCTCGTTTGCTTTGCGCTCATCTTGCTTTGCTTGGAAAAGTTCATCAGCGATTTCGATTTCAGTTCTCATACAGGTTCTCCGTTTTACGTGTTTGTCGGGGATGCCGACGGAAGAAAGGTAACACCCCTTGTGACAGGATGCAAGTGGTGGCAAGATGTCACCATCCGAAGGAGGATCAATGTCGTTAAATGAATGGCTAGAACGAAATCACTTGACACATGAGCAATTTGCTGCCATGTGCGGGTGTACCCGTGCCGCTGTCACCCGGTGGTCGTCCGGCTCTAGGATGCCGTCTCCCAAGTGGCTGAAGATTATAGAGCGCAGAACCAAGGGGCAAGTAAGTCTGCGCTATGAACTGGAGATGACCGATCGCGAGAAGATCTATGTCTCGTTGTACCGGAAAGGGTTCACGCTTTCGGCAGCGGCAAAGAAACTTCGGATCAGTCGCAACACATTGAGCCGGTTCCTGACCAAGAAGGCAGAGACACCGGATGACATCGTCGATCGTATCTATAAGTTAGCGGGGTTGTAATGATTGACATCGTGATTCATGGCAAGCCGATGCCAAAGGGTCGTCCTAGATTCGCAAAGCGTGGAAGCAAGGTTGTGACCTATACGCCACGCGAAACCGAGATCTATGAGATGAACATCAAGGCATTGGCGCAAATCGCTATGCTCGGCAAGAGTATGTTTGAAGGGCCAGTCAAAGTTACGGTCACGGCATACTTTGCACACAAGAAAAAAACGGGGTGGCACATCTCTCGTCCTGACTTGGACAACATCGTCAAGGCGATCATGGATGGGCTGAATGGCGTTGTCTTTAGCGACGACGCAGTGGTAGCACAACTCGTGGCCTCGAAGCAGTACGGCGAGGAACGAGTCGAGGTTCAAGTCGAAAATGTCTGACAACTACATGCAACAGTATGGTGCCAAGCTCATGGATGGGGGCTATCGCATCATACCGATTATGCCGGGAACCAAACGTCCAGGACGTTGGGACGGCAAGAGCTGGGGTGAGTTGGCTCGATGGACCGAAGTCAACGTCCAGCAAGTTCACATCGATCTCTGGTCTAAATGGCCGGGATGCGGCATCGGTATCTTGTGCGGCGAAGTCATCGCCATCGATATTGATATCTTGGAAGCCGAGGTCGCCGTCGAGGTGGGCAAGGTTTTCCAAAAGCATTTGGGCGAAGCCGAGCTGATGCGTATCGGCAAGGCACCGAAGGCGCTGTATCTGTACCGCACTGATGAACCGTTCACCAAGATCTCCATGCACCCGATCGAGGTGCTCGGACAGGGGCAACAGTTCGTCTCCTATGCCGTGCACCCAGAGACCAACAGACCATACGAGTGGCCGTTCTCTGCGCCGCATGAGACGCCCGTAGACAGCCTGATCACGGTGACCCGAGAGCAAGTACTCGCTGCTTGCGAGGAAGCCTATAAGACGATCCCGCCGAACCTGCGGCAGCGAAAGCTTGGGGGCAACGTCACCACCGTGATCCCGAACAAGGATGCCAAGACATCCTATGATGGACTCGTGGGCACCATGGCTGCGGTCGAGGACTCCCTGCGCTTTGTGCCGAACCCGGATCTGTCATGGGACGACTGGAACAAAATTGGCATGGCAATCTACTGCGCCACCGAAGCCAAGGGTTACCACATCTTTGACCAGTGGTCGCAAGCCTCGGGTAAGTACAACCAACTCGAAACCCGGCAGCGATGGGATCACTACAGCAAGTCACCGCCCACCAAGATTGGCGCAGGATCGCTGTACTTTTTTGCACAGCAAAACGGGTGGGCACCTCCGCCGCATCTGGATCTGAATCCGATCAAGGCTGTGAAGGTAGACCTTACTAACCTTGAGCCACCCAAGAAGATACCCAAAAGCACCCGAAACAATTTTCCGATGGAGTGGTTCAACAGTCCGTCGCTCGTTGGCCGGGTCACTCGATGGATCAACTCCACAGCACAGCAGCCGCAGCCGACCTTCGCGCTGATGAATACCATCTGCATGTTCGGTGCGCTCTTCGGTAGACGCTATGCCATGGCGCATCTACACACTCGGTGTAACATC